CGCTATAGCCCCCCTCCGCACTGGGTGTGGTGGCCCTGTCCCTCCCCCTTTAGGGGGGTTCCTTCCCGGATTATCCGGGGGACAGGGGGCCAGGAGGGTCCTCCCCTTAGGGGGTACCGGTTTATCCGGGGGACCGCTCTGGCACCACCACACTTAGTGTGGGGGGTAGGGCTATAGCGGTAGCTCCCCCCCGCCCCAACAACCATCAGGAGCCTCCGGTTCCGGGAGGTCCTAGGGAAGGCGGTATTCCAGAGAATACTTACATTGTAAGGTGGCTCTGGACCCGCCGGGTGTTACCCTGAACCCACACTAGTGCAGTGGGGGGGCCCGACGAGGTTAACCGTGGAGATCACTACCGCGGTTCTCGTCGTGGCCTGATGAGGGCACCCAGTCCTAGGGCCCCGGTTCCGGGGATGATGGTTGCTCGTGGGCCCAGGTGGCTAACCTGGGCTTGGATTGGAGCGGGGGAAACGGAAGCAGAGGGTAGTGCTTCCTACCTGATGGGGCAATCACCAGGGGATGAATCTGGGGTGGTGTCCTTGGGGCTCGACAGGGCCCCCTGGACTAGATAGCCACCCTGGCATAGCCCAGTGGGAGCTGCCCCCCCTCCATTGGGGGAAGGGGGCTTGTCCACATGACTGTGCAATGGAGTACTACCCGGACCTCGTGTTTTACGACTCGATCTATGGGTTTTACTGGCGCGCTCGCGCGGTACTTAATAAGTCCAAGCGAAGTTCACCGTCTCGAGGGGCGCGTCGCCGCCTCGAGGGTTGACTGCACCTTACCAAATGCACAGGGTGGGCAGCCCGGGAATTTATTCCCGGGGGTGCACAGCTCATCGACCGGGCCTCGACATTTCTGGTTGGGCTCGGACAGGTTTGGGTATTTTCGGGGACGGGGCCCGCGCTCTTCCGAATTAAGAAGACACGGGAACTGTTCCTGTTTACCCTCGCCCATCCGACCTCCAGGAAGGCCAACCAGGCCAAGCGTCGGCTTCGGAAGCTCCTTGGGCCCCTCGCGGTAGTGGACAGACCACATGAGGACGAGTTCGCAAATACGCGGCTCGCTCTCACGGTCCTAACCCTTATGCGGGGGGTCCGGGTAGCGCCCGTGCTAGACACTGGGCCCATTACTGGGGCCCCTACCGGTAAGGTGGGGGGTTCCTGGTTTGGTTACCTTTCGGGGTTTTGGTCCGAACTTCGGGCCCTAACTCGGAAAGTCGATGCCAAGGTGGTATGGCGGACGTACCACCTGACGAGTAAGAAGGGACCTGGAGGAGGCCCGGCCATCATGGGATGGTTCCGGGACCTCTCCAGTCTTCCTGAGAGCCTCGTAGACTCTCTCCGGATTCTAGGGGGGCCGAATTTCTCGGCCGCTCTAGACTACCTCATGTCGAACCGTGAAGGGCTCATCACCCTCTTCGGCGACCCTGGGAAGGGTCAGATTCGGCGTGTGGCGGCGATCCAGGATGCTGAGGGGAAGTCCCGCGTTATCGCGCTCCTTGACTATTTTAGTCAATCGGCGCTGCGGCCTCTCCACCAGTACCTGTTTCGTATCCTGGCTTCTATTCCTCAGGATGTTACGTTTGACCAGGGATCCTTCGTTGACAAGGTGTCATCGTGGCCGGGGGGGGAGTGGTATTCCGTGGACCTTTCTAAGGCCACAGACCGCTTCCCCCTCGACCTGATTACACTTGTCCTCGGAGGTCGTTTCCCTACTGAGTTCACTACCGCCTGAAGGAATGTGATGGTCGGTTACCCCTTCTCCAGTGATTCTGGGGAGGTAGAGTACCGAGTAGGAAACCCTATGGGAGCCTACTCTTCCTGAGCATCCTTCGCCCTGGCACACCATTTTGTGATGTACCGGGTGGCATGTGAACTTGGCCTGCAGTGGCGCACCCTCCGGTATGTCGTCCTCGGTGATGACATCCTTATCGGTGACCCTGCAGTCGGGAAGCGATACATGGCTCTGATCCAGGAACTCGGTGTCGAGGTCTCCCCGACCAAGACTTACATCTCTCACGAGGTGTCCGAGTTCGCTAAACGCTACCTCTATAAAGGCAGGGAGGTAAGCCCCCTTCCTATCTCCTCCGTATCGGAGACCCGCGAAGTCTCGG